ATCGTTAACATGGGGATGCGACTTGCCGGTGCGGGTAACCAAATTGGCTTGACGGAAGACCAAATATTATCATTCGCAGGTGCGTTAGCTTCTGTCGGAGTAAGAGTAGAAGCAGGGGGTACGGCGTTTTCCCGAGTATTCCTTAATATGAATACGGCGGTAATGAACGGCGGAGAAGAACTTCAAAACTTCGCAAAAGTCGCTCGGATGTCGTCCAGTGAATTCGCAAAGGCTTTCGAAGACGATGCAGCTACGGCAATCTTGGCGTTTATCGAAGGTTTAGACCACTTAAACGAATCGGGCGGAAACGTTGCGGAAGTTCTTGCCGATTTAGGACTCGGTGAAATCCGAGTTAGAGACGCCTTAATGAGAGCCGCAGGTGCAAGCGAACATTTTGCCGAAGCTCTTTCGATAGGTAACAACGCTTGGAAAGAGAATACGGCTTTAGCGGATGAAGCACAGGAGCGGTACGGCACATTTACGGCACGGGTAACGGTTTTATGGAATCGTATTAAAGACTTAATCCTTACGATGGGAATACCCTTGCTCGACGTATTTCATTCGCTTTTAGACGTTATTGAGCCGGCAATTCAATATCTCGAAAATCTAGCGAAGAAATTCGAAGACTTAGACGATAGTACGAAACGGACAATAGCGATATTTATAGCGTTAGTTCCGGTATTCTTTGCCGTAGCAGCGGGCGGTTTCTTAATCTTAGCCGCAGTCGGACTTTTAATCACCGGCTTAGGCGGAATAATCGCAGTTGCAGGCATGGTCGGGGTGTCGCTAGGAAAGGTAGCCGCAGTAGTCGGCGTGCTTGTGGCAGTATTCGGAGCAATAGCTGCGGCGGTAGGGGCGGTAACAACCTCTTTCGGAGTTCTCGTAGCTAGTTCGAAGACGTTCCGAAATAGGCTCGGCGAAACTTTTACAGCGATAAAAGATCGAGCGGTATGGGCGTTTCAAGAAATGCGAAGATTGCTCGAAGAAATTTGGCATCGAATCATTGCATTTTGGGATGAAAACGGAGATACCTTTATTCGCGTTTTAGAACGAATATGGACGACGGCACTCGAAATTACCGAGCGTTTGTACGGGGCAATTTGGCGAGTAGTCGAGCGTGTGTGGCCGCATATACGAGATTTAATACTCGGCGTGCTTGATTTTATCCTCGAAGGATTTACGCTTTTTGCGGCGGTTCTTGAAGGCGATTGGGATAAAGCGTGGCAGTCCGTTCAGAATATTTTAAGTATTGCCTTAGATAATCTGAAAAATGTATTCGCTATCCGGTGGGAATTAATGTTCGGATTAGCGTTAGAAATTATCGGAGAACTCGGTAAGTTGTTTTGGGACGGATTCGTCTACATACGAGATATCGTGATTGAATTAATCTCCGAACTAGCTTCGAAGACTATCGATAAACTCAAAGAATGGGGCGGCAATATAGTCGACTGGTTCTCGTCAATTCCGGGAAGAATCCGCAGCAAACTCGAAGAATGGTCGGTGGCAGTATACGAATGGTTCGAAAGCTTGCCGGAAAGAACTACTCGGAAAATGGACGAGTGGGGCAACACTATAATCGCTTGGATTGAAAATCTTCCGACGCGAATCGAAACAGCAATCGAAACTTGGATTACGCCTATTATCGATTGGTTTGACGATAAGAAAGAAACTATTACGACTAAGTTAGAAGAATGGGCGGAAACCATTACGTACTGGTTCGAAAATATGCCGGAAATTATTCTGACGTCGCTAGAGAAATGGCGAGATGCTCTCGTAACTTGGACGGAAGAACAAAACGAAGAAAATAAGCGTCAGTTCGGCGAGTGGGGCGAGACTATTCAGGAATGGTTCGAATCTATTCCGGGCGAGATTTCTGATTGGCTCGGCGAATGGAGAGATAGAATCGCTAAATGGTTCACGGAATCGTATGGAATGATTGGCGATAAGCTCGGCGAATGGAAAGACGTCATTATGGACTGGTTTAAGACGCGTCCAGCTGAGATTTATGACGAGCTAGGCAATTGGTGGACGAAAATGGGCCAATGGTACGACGAAGCTCGCGAGAATATAGTCGCTAAACTCGGCGAATGGTGGGAGTCTATCAAGAAGTGGTTTACGGACTTGCCGAAAAAGCCGGAAGTAAGAAACTCCGGTAAAGATATAGTCGAAGAGGTTTCCGGCGGTACGGAAGATAAGCGACAGGATTTCATAGACCGCCTAGGGAAGCTAATAGTCGACGTAGCTACGGCAGCTCTTGCGTTTGCCGTGGTCGCTTTAATCGCTACTGGTCGAGAGTTAATTAGTCGAATAATCGAAGGAATGGGCAGTAGATTATCGGATATGAGAAGTAAGGCCGGAGAATTAATTCAAGGCGTGATCGATCGTATCAATAATATTAGCCTATGGGGCGTTGGTCGTAATCTTATTTGGGGCTTAATCAACGGAATCGGTTCGCTCGCATCGTCGGTATGGAATAAAGCTCGCGAAATCGCCAACGGAATCAAAGGAGCTATCGAACGAGCAATGGGCGTCGCGTCTCCTTCAAGGGTTACGACAGAAATCGGTAAATTCATCGGACAAGGTCTTGTGGTCGGTATGGAAGATATGTCGAGGTTAGTCCGACGAGCATCAGACGAATTAGCGGCAGAAGCAACGCCGGATTTAAAGGCGGTTGACTTAGATTATGCGACGCCAAGCGGAATTAGGTCGTCACTAGCTTCGGCGGTAAGCGGTACGGTCGACGTTAATAGTCGAGACGAAGCATTGGTTCATGCGATTCATTCGTTAGAGCGTAGATTAGGCGATTTAGAGGTCGTGATGGACGGACGCACGGTCGGACGTATTGTTGAGCCGCATGTGACGGAGGAGCAGGAGTTAAATCGAGAGTTGACGGAAGGCTTTTAATAGAAACGAGGTGATGTATTGATAGAAAGCGTTGAAAATATGGTCTTCAACGGATTTGACTTAGCGGAGGAATTTACCGACGATTCGGACGCTTACTTCATTATTAACGACGTAAGAGGTAGAGGCGTATTGTCCGTCGAAAATAGGATAATAAGAATTCCGGATATGAGTGGGGCGTATACGACCGGGACACGTTCTCCCGTCCGATACCTCGATGTTGATATTACGATGAAGGGTAATTCATTCGAAGACTTACGTAAGCGAATCGAAAAGTTGAGCGAGATTTTAGATACCGGACAGGATAGCGTTCCAATTACGTTTGCGGACGAAGAAGATCGTACGTATTACGGCAAGCTTGATAGTGTCGGAGATAAAACGGAGAAAGCGAGAATTTATCAAGCTACGCTCCGTTTTCTATGCGTCGACCCTTATAAATACGGCCCGGAACAAACGGTAATTATTCCCAACGATATTATAGTCATCGAAAATACCGGAACGATAGAATCCGACCCTATCTTCGAATTGACCGCTAAAGAAAGGACAACTTTCGCCATGATTTCGAACGGTGCGGACGAAGATTCGGAGTATAACTTAATCGGCACTCCCGCAGATGACGATGTAGAAGTGGTAGACACGAAGACGAGCGTACTGTATGAAAATGGAAGTACCATCGACACTTGGACGCACACCACCGAAATAAGGATGGTTAGCCATGACGTTAACATCGACGGACTAAACGGCGAAATGGGAACGGACGGAGCGGGAATTCGAATCGAAAATCGTGGTCCGACTACGCAGAAGCAGAACGGACCCGCAGTATTCAAAGAACTACCTAACGCCATTCAAGATTTCGAAATAGAATCCACGTTCGACATCATTTCTAGACGTGAAAGAGAAAACTGGAGAATGATGATTTATTTTCTCGATGAAAATATGAATAATATCGGACATATGGGAGTTAAAGATAACTCACGAAATTACAAGCGTAGGGTTGCATTATCTCAGTTAGGGCAGCACAATCAAGAGGTATCGCTTATAGGTGACAATTCTTACATTGAGAATAATGCTAGAGATACAACGTTATTTTATTTACGCTTCAGACGAGAAGGGAAACGGTTCACAGTTTATATAGCACATTGGCGTAATCAGCGACACGAAACGATTTGGGAAGCTAGTTATAACGATGTTGATGATCGTTTTCAAGGGCGATTAAAATATATTACCTTGTTTATCGGACGTTTCCAAGACCGGGTAAATCCGAATAGGGCGAGAATTAACAGCGTCGAGGTGTTCGAATTATCGCAATCAACCGTCGACCAAACGCCTTATATCATATATCCGGGCGATATTATAACTTTCGACCATAAAGACGACGACATTCTCATAAACGGTGAGCCTTGAAACGATTTAAAGAATTTCGGCGGCTCTTTTTTCAAGCTCGCAAAAGGTGAAAATACGTTAGTGGTTACTCCGGAGAACGTATTCGACGCGAACGTATCTTTCGCAGAAAAGTATAAATAAAGTCGAACAAAGAGAGGAGGAAGTTTATGTCGCAAATTCACATTGTTGAAGGTCAGACGGGAGAAATACTCGACTTCATCACTGCGAGAAATATTATCGACGACGCTCATAAAAAATCGCTCGAAGATTCGTCAGAAAGCTACAGGTTCATTAGCTTTGCGGACAAACGTTTCAGTGAGCATCTCGAAAAACGAAATCGCATAATCATTCCGGACGAGGACGGCACTTTGCGTGAATTCATCATTTTCCAAGCTGAGAAATATAAGGACTCCGAAGGATACAAAGCACGAGTTTCCTCACGAGCTTCTTACCACGACATAAGAAAGGCTAGTGTAATATACCCGGGAACATTCGAAGGAACTGCGGCACAGCACGCCGGACGTTCGTTAAATAATTCCGGATGGCGAGTAGGTACCGTTGAATCAAATAGAAAAATAACGCTAACTATCGAAAACCATACGAATCCTTACGATATGTTAAAAAGAATTGCTCGCGAATTTGAGCTTGAACTTCGTTTTCGAATTGAACACAACGGCAACCGCGTGACCGGACGTTATGTCGATTTGTTGGAACGGGTTGGCGAGTGGCGAGGACGAGAAGTAGAATTCGGTAAAGATCTCGACGGTATCCGCCGTGTGGAGAAGCAGGACATTGTTACGGCATTACTCGGACTTGGTCCGCGTGGTGAGGACGGAGGACGTATCGAAGTATTAGTCGAAGATGAGGAAGCATTGCAGCGATGGGGCGAATTCGATGAACACGGAAATTTACGTCATTTAATCGAACATTACGAGATACAGTCCGACAGAAGCGAAATGTCCGAGGCAGAAGCGAGACAATATACCCGTACGGCTCTTGATAAGCGGATTGATACGGTCGTTACTTACGAAACTACCATACTTGACCTCGAAGCAGTGCCGGGGATGCAGAATAAGAAGATACGCTTCGGCGACACTATTCGAATAAAAGATACGCACTTTAATCCGCCCCTCTACCTCGAAGCTAGAGTTTTCGAACAGACTCGAAGCATTAAGTCGCAAGCGAAAAAAGACATTAAATTAGGAGCGTTTACGGAATACACCGAAGAAGAATTAACTGCCATTTTCCAGAGGCTACGTTACGAAATCCAACGTAAAATCGACTACTACGAAATGGAAGAGTATACGTATAACCGAGAAACTATCGACAATAAGGACGTTCCGGGTAACGAAGCTAAGTCGAAGATAGATACGGATATTGGCGAAGGTACGATAGAATCTACGACTGGTTCACAGAGTAAAGCCGATCAAGCGGAAAGTGACGCAAATTACTATACAGACCAAATTGTTATTCCAATCGGAAATAGTTTGACGGAAGTGGAGCAGACACTTGCGGTCGCACAAGCTAACATCGACGATACAATTATCCGGATAGGCGATGCGGAGCGAGATTTAAACGAAGCTAAAGGCGACATTGGCGATGCTGTCGGTGCTATTACCGTCCTAGAGACCGATTTAGGAAATATCGACATTCGAATAGGCGACGCAGAGAAAGACTTAGGAACAGCACAAGACGATATTGACCGAGCTATATCCGATTTAGAAAGCTTAGAGACTGAGGTCGATAGTAAAGTCGATGCTGAATTCGTACAGACTTATACTGACGAGGAAATAAGGATTGTTCGCCAAGCGTTAGAAGGTCAAATATCCGACCAAATAGGCGATGTTAACGCTAGTATTAGCGACTTGCAGGGTGTAGCTGACGGACTTACTAATCGAGTCGGTGAAGTTGAGAGTACGCTTGATGACCATGACGGTAAATTTACGAACTATGACGTTAAATTTGACGATATAGAAGGTACGTTCACCGCACATTTTCAAGAAATGCAGCGGCTCGAGGGCGGAATAGAAGCGAATGAAACTCTTATTACCACGACAGCACAAGGAATAAATGCGACAATTAACGACTTCCAAGCAGAATATGCAGACGATAAAACAGATATTTTATCTAGTATCCAGAGTAACACATCTGAGATTAATGCGATGGCTGATTCTATTGAATTGATGGTCACTAGAGAAGAATATCGTACTGATATGGATGATGTAGATGAGTTTATTAGTTCTACTACAGCTACATTAGGTGTTCATGCTGATGAAATTAGTGCAAGAGTGCATCAAGATGAGTTAACAAATTATGTTGATAAACAAGCCTACAATAGCCGAGAAGCAGCGTTAGACGTAACGCTTGATGGAATTACTAGTTCAGTGTCAAGTGTTGAAGCAGAAATAGATGATTTAACTGGAGAAGTCGATTCGGCATCTTCTAAGATTGCTACATTGGAAATTGATGTAGGCGGAATTACTTCTACTGTTAGTGATTTAAGTTCAGATTTAGATTCAGCTAATAGTGCTATTTCTAGAGTAGAACAAAGAGCAGGAAGTATTGAGAGTACAGTTAGCAGTATAGAGACTGTTATTGATGGACTAGAGAGTGATATGTCGTCTGTAGAGACTAGGATTACTCAGTTGCCTGGTGAGATTGATTTAGCTGTAAGTGATGGTATTGATGGGTTGGAAATTGGTGGAAGGAATTTAATTCAAGATACATCATACTACAGCAATACAATTATCTATGGAAATAGAGGGACGATAGTTTCAAGAGATTACAATAAGTTTGTTTATAGAAATAGCACAGGAACTAACTCAGGGCCATTATTCGTATTCTCAGAGGAATTAGTCGAAGGAGAAACCTATACTTTATCATTTGATATAGATAGTAGTATTAATACCCTATTGAACTATCTGTATATTAGGAGAGGTGCTACACAGACTTCTATTGGAACTACAAGCACAAAGCTCCCAAACCAATCAATCGGGCAGGGTTCAAATCGTATCGAGATAGAGTTTATAGCTAGTTCTCGTGAGAATGGTTTTTGGTTGGCATTTAATCGAGGCAACACTGCTACACTTGAAATATCTAATTTGCAATTAGAGAAAGGCAATAAAGTTACTGGGTGGAGTCCGGCACATGAGGATAGTGTCAATAAAACTAATGTTTTATCGAGTATTAATCTATCGACCGAAGGCGTTCGTATAGCAGGAGAGCACATCCTAGTTGATGGAGACACCGACTTCACCGGTTCTATATCCGCACCGGACGCGACCTTTATCGACCTTACTACTCGGAACATGACCGCTATTAATACGACAATCCGTGATAGTACCATCACAGGAACGTTGAACGCTAACGCTGCGACATTCCAAAGCGGAACGTTTGATTCAGCTACAATAGTGGATGCGACAATTAGCGGAAACTTAGGGGCTGCTAATGCGACAATACGAGATTTAACTACTCGTGATATGACCGCTATTAATGCGACAATCCAAAACAGTACCGTAACCGGAAACCTAAACGCTAATAACGCAACCTTCCAAAAAGGGCGGTTTGATGAAGCGACTATCGTTGATGCTACGATTCAAGATGCGACTATTACCGGTAGGATGACAGCCGGGGAGATTGTCGGAGTTGATATAGAAGGTGCTTCGATAACTCAACGAGGTGACGTAGGAAGCATTACGTTAAACGATAGCGGATTGTTATTAGAGGATAATGACGGAGAGTACGGTATTCGACTCAGCACTGACTTCTACGGAGGTTTGCATGGTGATGACGTATATATCGACTTTACGGTTTTCGGACAAACTCACGCTAGCATCGGTTACTGGTATAACGATTTATTTTTAGAAAGTGTTGCCGGAGTTGATATTGTATCGGAGTTAGGAACAACGGTTAGGGTTGAAGGTGGAAATCCTGTAAACGCACTTACGGTGCAAGGCGGAAGATTATATGCATCGGAAGAAATAGCTTCGAACAGTCAAATATATTCTACTAGACCGGCGACACGTGGAGGTATTGCGGTCGCTCATAGTCATGTAGATTATACTAACGACCAGATTCACGTGTTTACAGCACATACTTCAAATGGGGGACTTGTTATATATCCGCAACGATTCACAGGTGAAGATGTCTTACAAATACAGTCTCACCACCAAAGAGGTAGCTACAGGGCGGATTTTATATTAAATCAAAACGGGGATATTATCAGTATGCCTACGAGAAACAATACTGTCACTTGGTCGGGTAGAGCGGCGGTGGCTAATAACACAGGTAGATTCGGGTTTGTTTCTTCTTCCAAACGCTTTAAAGTCGCCATAGATGATGTGAAATCTAATCCATATAATATTCTCAAGGTGAATCCAAGAAGTTGGTACGACAAAAATAACGTCGAAGCTTACGCAGATTTATTGAATAGACAAGCAAACGGTGAAGATGTTTCTTTCGATAGAATTGATGAGGACATTAAAAGAATACCCGGACTAATTGCGGAGGAAGTCGAAGGTGCCGGTCTAAGCGAGTTTGCTACGTTTGATAAGGACGGAACTATTGACGGAGTTCAATATGACCGTCTATGGACGCTACTTATTCCGATAACTCGCGACCATCAAAACGACATCGAATGGTTAAAGACGGAGAATCAACTGCTTAAAAACGAAATTAAAATCTTAAAGGAGCGGATAGCGTGAAGCTATTAGTTAAAGACTTATACAATATTAACGAAGGATTATCGAAGCTACTCGACAAGGACTTACCTACGTCGGTAGCTTTTTCGATTCAGAAGAACGTTAAGGCGATTGGAGACGAAATCACTCCGGCAAATGAAGTCCGAACTAGCCTTGCCGAAAAATATAAGGAATTTACGGACGACGACGGAGTGTTTAAGGAAGGCAACGAAGTCGAGAAGGCGGAATATGCCGAAAAGATTAACGAACTTATGGAGCAGGAAGTCGACGTAAAGATACGTCCGTTAAAGCTTTCGGAGTTAGGCGAAACAATTAAGCCGCGTACGCTATTCTTGTTAGACGAAATTATAGAGGAGGATGAAGAATAATGGTAGCAGATTACACTTTTACGGAAACTAGTTCACGAAATATTACGGTGGATGGCGAAGATATGCGTCAAGTCAACTATAGAGGTATCGACAATTCGAGTATCCCGAACGAAAAGTTGAACGTAGATGGAAGCTTCGTAATTCCGATTGTGGAATACTTTACCGCAGGGGTCGAAGGAAGGATTCCGGAAGTTATCAAGCAAAAAGTAGTCGAACGATTAACCAACGCCGAGAACGAGTAAGGCGTTATTTTTACGCCCAAAATTCAAAGTAGAAGTCAAGGAGCGGATGATTAGTGAGAGAGGATGTGGCCGATATGGAGGAGTGGAGGAGTCGAACGGATCAAAATATATCTGAATTGAAGCGCGGTCAATCGGAATTATTTAGCGATAAACGGAGAATCGAGAAAGATATCCAAGATTTGCAGATTTCGGACAAGTTGCAGGACAAAGAAATTAGCGGAATAAAGGAATCAATAAACGATATTAAAGACGACACGACGTGGATTCGTAGACGTATTACAGGAGCTTTGATTACCGCTGTCATAACCGCTGTTGTGGGCGGACTTGCGGCAATCGCAATAACACAAATTTACGGAGGGTGAGTAAATGAAGATTAATTGGAAAGTTCGATTTAAGTCGTATAAATTTTGGGTGTCCGTATTTGCTCTTCTAGGCCTAATAATTACTGATTTCGGACTAATGGACTTAGATCATTACGAAAAATACGTACAAGCCGTACTTCTCGTACTTGTCGCAGGTGGAATTGTCACTGACCCCGTAGTTTCCGGATTTTCAGACAGTAAGCAAGCGTTATCTTACGATAATCCTAAGAAAGACGGTGATGAGTAATGGCGAAAATCACGACAGAGTGCGTTGTATGCACGAAGGAAATCGAAGTTATATCGTCTTTCAACGGAGAGCCTATGTGCGAAGCCTGTTATAACGACGAAGAGAATGAGGTGTTCGACTAATGGCGAAAGTATATATAGACCTCGGACATGGTGGAAGAGACCCCGGAGCAGTCGGAAAACATTCGAAGGAGTCCGAAAACGTCCTTAAAGTCGGATTAGAGTTAGCGAAATTACTTCGCTCTAGCGGACATTCCGTCAAGCTTTCACGAACAACTGACGTTTACTTAACGTTAACTCAACGAACTAATGACGCTAATGCGTGGGGAGCGGACATTTTCGTTAGCTTGCATAATAACGCAGCATCGTCAGCGTCGGCTACGGGCTTCGAAACGTTCATCTATAACGGCTCGGTAAGCTCGAATACTCCGAAGCTACAGAACGCAATTCACGACGCAATCATTTCCGAGATTGGCGTAAGAGACCGCGGTAAGAAGCGAGCAAACTTCGCAGTAGTTCGACAATCACGTATGCCTGCGGTTCTAATCGAATATGCGTTCATTACGAATATTAACGATGAAGAAATATTAATGAACGAAGTTAATAAGTTAGCGAGAATTACTGCGAAAGGTATCAACGATTATTTCGGAATTAATGGAAGCTCCGCAAAAGTTTCCTCTACTCCTCCGAAAAATACTTCGAAGTCTAAAGCGAATTCCAAGTCGAAGACTTCGAAAGTACCGAAAGCTAACTTAAAGGTAGACGGAAAATGGGGCAAGAGTACGACTAGAGCGTTACAACGAGCGTTAGGTACTCCTGTAGACGGAATCATTAGCAGACAATATAATAACGCTACTACACGTTCATTATACGGAAATACCGTATCTTACGGCAGTGGCGGAAGTATGGTTATCCGAGCGTTACAGCGTAAGGTTGGTGCGAAGGCGGACGGTTATCTTGGTCCGGAAACCGCACGAAGGTTGCAGCGATATTTAGGTACGCCGGTAGATGGCGTAATTAGCCGACCAAGTTCGTTGATGGTTCGCGAGTTGCAGAGGCGGTTGAATAACGGAAGTTTCTAGTCGGAAAATAAAAGCTTCCTTATCATATAGGCGAAATTTACAGGCGGATGGGCGAAAGCTCTTCCGTCTTTTTTTTTTCGTCTTCTATTGCGTTTTCTCTTCCGCCGGTGTATAATCGAAGCAGTTAGACAGTCTTCGTCGAAGCCGTCGCCCTAAACGAAATCTGTCGGACAAAGTGCGGAAGTATCATCGTCCTTAGGCATCGATATATCAACGTTTGACTATTCGAGGTTAAGGCCGTTAAGCCTCCGAAGGCCTTCTAAGCCGTAGGTCGCAGGTTCGACTCCTGCCTGGGACGCTATCGTTATAAACTCCGCACAAAGTCCGTCATATCAACGTTTAGGCATTCGTCCTATTTATCGTTGACTATGGCGGATTTTTCTTTTTCTTCGAATCCGTGAGACGTAGGCTATCGAAGCTGTCGGACTAGAAGGGAGAGAATACGGTGACAAAACGCAGTTTTATCGGAACGAGAGTTCGGAAAGGTCAACGGACTGAATCGGTCCAACAGTCGAAAGCCGAGCGGAAAGAGGTGAAAGATTATACGCTAGAACAAGCACTTACGCTATTCATCCGTGCGAAAGAGGCGGAGAATGTCCGTCCGAGAACTATCCGCGACTACATTAACCATATCGGATATTTAGCGGACTATATGACGGAGGTTCGCGGACTCGCAGACGCTTATTTAAGCGATTTAGACGAGGATATGATACGAGAGTATATTAAGTATCTACTCACGAAGAAACGTCGCTATGACGGCGTTAAAGGACGTAAGGACAAGTCTGTAGGCTTATCGGAGACAACGGTAAATATTCGCCTGCGTACGCTAAGAACGATGTGCCGATTTTGGTATAAGGAAGGATATGTGAAGAATAACGCTATGGAAAATATTAAACCGGTACGTTCGGACGAGCAGGAAGAAGTTCCGGGCATATCCGACGCTACGCTCGACACTCTTCTCGCTAGTTACGATGAGACGCAATTTGCGGATTGGCGAGATAAAGTCTTGTGTATGACGATGTTAGATACAGGATTACGTCCTACCGAAGCGTGCGAACTTACGATTGATCGCGTAGACTTTCATATGCTTACGATATATGTTCCGTCACAAGTAGCGAAGAATCGTCGGAATCGAGAAGTGCCAATGTCGAAAGAGATTGCGAAACTACTTCGAGAACTTTACGAAGAATCGATTCAGTATTTCGGAGAGACAGAGCATATCTTTAATAACGCTTATGGCGAACCTTTTACCGCAGATTCTTTTAGGAAGCGATTAGGTCGCCGCAGAGAAAGACTTGGAATTGACCGACTACATCCGAATATGTTACGACATACTTTTTGCCGAGACTACATTCTGAATGGCGGAGATATATTTACGCTACAGAAAATAGTCGACCATGCATCTATTGATACGACTCGGAAATACGTACAGATGGATTCCGAACATATTCGAAGTCAACATAATAAGTTTTCGCCTGTTAAACGTATATTAAAACGAAGGAAATAACGTAGGAGCCTTAGCGGAAATGTCCGCCGAGGCTTCTTTTTTTTGCGTAAAATAAAATAATTTACGGAATATCGGGAAAATCGGATTTCTATTTCGGTAGTAATAGTATGAGGCAAATCGATATAGGAGGAGGGACGGTATGTCCGAAGAAGTATTCGTTAAGATGTACGTTTCCGCGGTTAAAGACGGACTAGTCGCAGATATGGGCGACAGTAATTGGCGGACACTATGCGTAATTGCTTCATATATGGACGTAGAAGGCGTCGCATATCCTACTCAAGACTTAATTGCGAAGAATCTTGGAATCTCTCGTCAAGCAGCGAATAAGCGTGTTCGGAAACTATTAGATTATCGATGGAACGGGCGTCCGATTATCGTATCGGAGCGAGTGAGGTCGGAAAGTGGTACGTGGGAGAATACTAAATACCGAGTTCTTCCGATAAGTCAGCTAGGGATTTTCGATAGAGAAATCGAAGCCTTAGCGACTTAGCATACTACCCACGCAACATCCAGTCACGTAATGAGTAACTAACATGGTTGTAGGTTGCACTAACTAGAACCATTGTTTTAACGAGAACCAGTATTATAACTAGATAAATAATACGACGACTGAAAGGAGTCGAGTCTTTTAAGTTCTTTATATAAGAGATTAAGAGATAAGACCCTACCACTCATTCGCTACGCTCATTCGTTCAGCAAGCAAAGATCGCTTGCAATAAGGATTTCGCTAAAACGATATTTCCGTATATTAATTATCGGAAGAGAAGATACGTTAGTATCCGGTATAAGCGGAATATCTACGGAAGTATATGTCGGAATAATTTCGGAAGGAGGCGGTAGTTATGCAAGTATATTCTATGTGCGAAAACTGCGGAGAATTCGGAGCATTGCCAATTGATACCGAAGATGCGTACGGATGGAGATGCGAAGAATGTGGATACGCGGAATACGAAATGAAATAATCGGAGGGGATTCGGAATGAATTTAGAAGATATTAACGAAATGTTGTCGAAATTATCGGCGGACGAACTAACGATACTTTCTACGGAAGTTATGTACGAATTGAAACGTAAGGTATATAGCGAAGGATTCGACCGAGGTAAGTTGACCGCAGGTATGGAAGAGGCTATCGAAACGGTTTCCGGAAGACTTCAACAAGGGCGTATATCCGGAAGAGAGATTCTCGCTGAATCACGTCAAGCATCTCGGGAGGAGATCGTTGAGAGGGCGAAGGCGGATATTGAGGAATTGACGGAATGCGACCGTATTACCGTCGGAGGGAAGAAAGGATTTAAGGGCGGATTTTTCGTAGTAAACGAAGAATTTATCGTAAATAAAGAGAAGCGAACGGTCGTATGTTTGTTGAAGGGAGTAGAATCCTCCAAAGTACACGAACGTGGTATCGCAAAATGCAGTCCGGAAGACGTCTTTAACGTTCATATCGGAAAGGCAATTGCGTTACGCCGGGCATTAGGACTCGAAGTTCCGGACGATTACTTGAACGCACCACAGCCGACGGAAGTATGAAATGACGACATTGTTCGAGGCGAAATAACGGGATTAAAGGCGGTAGTCAATATGGTAGATGAAACCGGAATGGTTCATGGAGTTTACGAAGATGGCACTAACTTTCACTCACGATGCGTAGTGGTAATCGACGATTCTAGGGAGGATGAACAATATGGGCGAAATTATTTACGGAGATATAAAGCAATTCGGAAGTAAAAGAACGCTTGTATGGGCGTAATTTAAACGAATAGGGGGGGCGAATATATGCAAAGGAATAGGCTTGAATTAGAGAACGGAAAATATACGGTAGTAGAAGATAGCGGGGCGGTGTTCGTATTAAGGCACGGAGAAGAGTGGCGTA